TGAGTCAACTATCTGCTGAAGCAGAGGGCAGAGTTGCACCGAATCAGTCTATGCTAGAGGGATCTAAGACAGGCAAAGCGGCTGAGACAGACTTGATGTTGCTACTATCTAAAGATCCTATGGTAGAGGGCGAGGTTGAGTCAGATATAAGACACATTGTTGTATCTAAGAATAAATTAAATGGGTGGCATGGTACAGTTACGTGTCGCTTAGATAAAGATAAATCACATTACATACCTTGAGGACGATATGAAATTAGTAATTGATGTAGAGAATACTGTTACAACTAGGGATGGCAAGTTGCATTTAGATCCTTATGAGCCTACGAATACACTGACAATGGTAGGTTTAGGTAATGCAGACACAGAGGGAGAGCCTCATGTGTTTACATTTGATCATGCAGATATGCCAAGCCAAGATGCAACTAAGTTAAAAGCTATACTTAAAAAGGCTACATTAGTTATCATGCACAATGCACAGCATGATTTACAGTGGCTCTGGTCTTGTGGGTTTGATTTTGATTGTGACATATATGATACGATGTTAGCTGAATATATCTTATGTAAAGGACTTAAAAAAGGGGGTGTATCACTAGAGAAGTGTGCAGAGAGATATGATTTAGCTTATACTAAACAAGATACACTTAAAGAATATTTTAAGAAAGGTTATACAACTAGAGATATACCTCATGGTGAGTTATCTGATTATCTTAAAACAGACATTAGAGTAACAAGAGCTTTATATAAGACCTTATGTAAGAAGTATGAGGAAAAAGAAAACAAGTCTCTACATACTGTGCTTACTGTAGCCAACAAAGTTTGCAAAACATTAACTCGTATCTACATGAATGGTATGCAAGTTGATACAGATGAATTACAAAGAGTGAAACAAGAGTTTGAAAAAGAGAAGATAGAGATTGAAAACAATCTACAAATGCAAGTAAGAGAACTCATGGGCGATACACCAATTAATCTTAATAGTCCTGAACAGTTATCACAGTTAATATATAGTCGTATTGTGATTGATAAAAAAGTATGGGGCGAAGAATTGTTTAAGTACGCAAAGACTAATTCTGATTTTAGAAATTGCATAGGAAGAAATACTTTTCCTGTATATAAGACAAAAGCTCGACAGTGTGAGGAGTGCAAAGGTGAGAAGAAGATATTTAAAGTTAAAAAAGATGGCACGTTATTTAAGAAAGCAAATATATGTAAGACTTGTATGGGTAACGGCTATATTCTAGAATCGACAGGCGTTAAAGGTGGGTTGCAATTTAATCCTTTAGGTAAGAGTTGGATCAGTGCCAATGGCTTTTCGACATCTAAAGGACATTTAGATAGTTTAGAGAACTTAGCCTTATCTAAAAATCATGTGCAACAATCTAAGTTTATTGCTGATGTGAAGCGTTTATCTGCTCTTGATTCATACTTGTCCTCTTTTGTTCAAGGTATTGAGACATTTAAAAAGCCTGATAATATGCTACACGTAGGTTTAACACAGACAATAACATCTACAGGACGTTTTAGTGGACGCAATCCTAATATGCAGAATATGCCTAGAGGTAGTACGTTTCCTGTAAAGAAAGTATTTGTGTCACGTTGGGAAGGTGGTCAGATACTTGAAGCTGACTTTGCACAGTTAGAGTTTCGTGTGGCCGCTTACTTATCACAAGATCCTGTAGCAATTGAAGAAGTGAAGACAGGCTTTGATGTGCATAGTTACACAGCAAAAGTTATTACAGGAGCAGGTCAGCCTACGAGCCGCCAAGTAGCGAAGATGCATACATTCGCCCCGCTTTATGGAGCTAGTGGGTATGGCAGAACACAAGCTGAAGCAGCATATTATAAGCATTTTAATAAGAAGTATGTTGGCATAGCTAGATGGCATCAAAAATTAGCTGATGAAGCTCTTGCCACTAAAAGGATTGTTATACCGTCTGGTAGACAATATTCATTTCCACAAGTTGAAAGGAGAACAAATGGCGTAACATTCTTCACTATGATTAAAAATTATCCTGTACAAGGTTTTGCTACAGGCTGTATTGTTCCAATTATTTTGTTGGAATTTGAAAAAGCACTTGACAAGCTACATAGTTGTCTGATAAACACTGTACATGATTCGATTGTAGTCGATGTACATCCTAACGAGGTGGATAAAGTGATAGCGGCAGTTA